CTTTTTTGATAGCAGCATAGTCTGGATACTGAGTAGGCATTGTAGTATCGATAAGCTGAGATAGCTGCTCAAATCTCTCGATAGCTCTCTGATTAGCTGACCATTCTTGGTACTGAAGTCTCTCTTGAGATTCTGTAGCTCTATACTCGGTTATCTGTTCTGAGAGCTTAGTCTGTTCTCGGGTGAGCTTGCCTATCTCTAAGTCTATCTGATTTTTTAACTCTAAGGCTTTGGAGTTATCGATATGTTGACCGCAGGCATGGCAAGAGTTACTGGTATCAATACTCATCTTATTCTTGTTAAGGGTAGCGAGTATCTGAGCATTGATAGAACTCTGAGTTACAGCATTTTTAATCATGTCTGAGAGTCCTACAGTCTGACTAGGTCTAGATACACCCATATCAAACTTTAAGCCATCTCTCTCACGAATGAGCATAAGATTTTTGTCGATCTTGATGCACTGGGTATTAAAATCGTCTAGCTGAACCTTTAGTTTGGCTCTGCGAGTTTCAGCTTCTTGGTCATAGACGGGTACGCTCATCAGCTCTCGTTTAGGCTGAATAACTGTACCCTCTAAGAATCTCTTGACACCTGATAGCTCTCCCTGAAGGGTGGCGTGCTCTTGTTCAACGTCTGTTAGCTTGACCTTTAAGACATCGCCGATCTCAAGGTATCTCTCTAGACCGAATAAGGTAATTAGGAACTTCTTGCGATTGGTATCAGTAGCCTTGATGAAGTCTAAGAGATCAGTACTGCTCTGATAGGTTAACTGAGAGAATACCTCAAAGCTCATACCAAGGATTTGCTGAAGCCGTTTGTAGGTATCAGGTATCTTATGCTCTGAGATATCCTGCCCATTTTTTAACAGCTTGACCTTGCTGGAGTCTCCCACGCGATCCACTGTTAGGTCATAGAGTTCTCGGTCTACGAGAAAGCTGAGATGGCCAGTCCAACCCTTAGAGGTGGTGTATCGGTTAAGGATATCACCTTTCTTAATGCCCTTAACATTCTTACTGTAGAGCAACTCTTGGAGGATTAGTGAGATACTAGTCTTACCATTCCCATTGACTCCTGAGAGCTGTGAGATCTTATTGCCCTCTAGGTTTAGCCGGTTACCACTTCCATAGCTAAACATATTAGACCATGAGAGAGTTCTTAGTTGAATATTCATGTGATTCCTAGTCCTTTCCAAGTCTGAGAGATGCCTTCGACATCATCTACCTTCTGGTGCCGCAAATACACCTCAATCTCCTCAACAAGGCTGAGTCCTGATAAGTCTAGCGCACTCGCCTCATCTGCGCGATGAGCAATCTTCTTATCAAGGAGTGCAGATCCCTCAACGCGCGCTAGTTCATCTACGCTTCCAACTACCTCATAGACCACGTGATCTCTCACGCTCTCTCGCATCTCTTCACCGCTCTTAATTCTACGACGGATCAACCTTGGCAGGTCTAACGGCACAAACTGTACCCTATAGTTGTCCAGGGTTCCTTCTACAATGTTAACGCCGTACTCACGACCTTCATCGCGATCAAAGCTAACACCCATCGGACTGCCTGGATAGTAAACTGGATAGTCGCGATACCTATGGTTATGGTGTAGGTCTCCGCAGAGAACTAAAGGCCACGGGCGTAACCTCTCAAAATCGTACTCAGCAGTGATGTGTGGCGGTACCTCTCCGCGAATATGCGTAACAAGGATGTGACCTGGTACAGGACGAGGCAGGTTATCGCGCTGCATCTCTCCATAAGGGAAGAACTGCAAGTTAACAGGTCCTACGCTTCTAGCAGCATTGTAGCAGATGATCTCTACCTTGGGGTTATTGATCTTATACTCACCGGAGAAGTGTTTCAAAAATGACTCTCCCCGAGATGTAGCCTCATGATTGCCAGGAATAATGAAGGTCGGACACCTGACTCTATGGATATAGGATAGGAAAAGAGCTACTTCATCAGGTTCTGGCTTCTTATCAAAGACATCTCCTGCGATAACGTGTACCGTACAGTCTTGTTCTAGTTCTAGTAAACGGTCAAAGAACTCTTGAAAACGACGGTTCTGCCATTCCCAAGGTACTTTCTTCTTATGTAACAGTATGTGCCAGTCTGCACTGTGTAAGATTTTAAACATTGTGGTCCTTTAAGAGTTGTGCTATTATAAACAGGTGTTTCGATGTTGCATATATGTCATAAGCGGTTCACCATATGGCACATACGCTTACTGCCTGCAATGGAATTGCTCCACGCAGGCAGCTTGCAACGACGTGTCTCGGAGAGACATAACGTAGCCGTGGGCTTATTGTGCCTCACGTCTACCGAATAGACGGCTCACATCTCCGGGGAAAGTAAATGCCCCAACGTGACTGAGTCTAGTGTTTGGATCTAACCAAATCTTCCCACCGATTTTTTGCCATCTACGACAGAAAGTATAATCTTCTGATAGATACCTATTATCATCAGGATCTAGCCAAGTATCAAATAACGCATAGCAGTGCGGATTGAATTTTGGATCAATAGAACTGTCATTCTTATAGTGAAGTTCTGGATATGCTTGAATCATTTTCTCAAAAACAACTCTCTGAACTAGGAAAAATCCTGTAGAAGCGTCCATAACTTCTATGGCTCCATTATCTACGTTTAGCTCCCTAGTTCTTGGGTCTTTGAATTTAAGATTGATTGCATACTGAGCACTATACTTTGAGATATCATCTTTACCATCTAGAGCTGCTTTTCTAACATTATCCCAATCAATAGTCTTCTTAGGATATGCTGCAGCTATTAGTGGCTTATTCATTGCTAACATTCTGATTACTGAGTCTGGTTCAAACTCGATATCAGCGTCGATGAACATTAAGTGAGTGCAATCACTTTCTAGAAACATTGCTGTTAGAATATTTCTAGCTCTGGTTACAAGACTCTCATTCCTAAGAGTTGTAATACGATAGTTAATCTTGTAGTGATTTAGAGCTTGAGTTAGTCTAAACATTGACAAGAAGAACTGATCTGTTAGCTGACCACCGTAGCAAGGTGTTGCGAAAAATATGTTATGTTTCTGCAACTCCTCGATGTTTATCTGCATCTGTCCTGGGTTTGAGGGGTTAGGAGCAATAGCAGGCTTGCTCTCTGGCACCATCTCAGCTAGTTTTGATACTCTTGCCATTACTTAAGATCCTCAACCTCTTCTGGAGCTAGAGAAGAATCAGTTAGTGTGCTAAATAACATCGTGTTATCTAGAAGCCACTTCTTCTGCTCTTCGTAAGTTGGACGCTTGTACATCTTAGATACTTCGTATAGCTCAATTGCACGCTCTTCTGCAGTTAGTGCCTTGCTTGTTCTAGCAGGTACGCAAGTGTACTTTACGTTTTGTGGGAGAGGTCCAGTCTTCTCCTTCTTGATGGTAATATCATATCCCTTCTCAGGATCTGCTGGATTACCATACTCTGGATTACGAGCGTAATCAACAATTTGTTTGTAGATTGTTGCTTTTACGTCGAAAAGCTTAATTTTACCATCTGTTCTATCAAGAACGTTGCAAACATATGCAAACTGTGGCTTCTCAGAATAGATGTCTGCTGGTAGTTCCTTCATTGGGTCTCTTGCATTGCTGTCAAAAGACTCAGTTTGCCTATTGAACTGTAGGCACTCTACTGGCATCTTCTTACCTTCCTTGGTAATTACCCAGTATACATAACGAGGTAGAACCTCGCCTATGAACCTAACCTTAGTATCTCCTACTATAGTTAGTCTCTCTATTACTTTCTTATCTGCTTTTGTATTTGTTTTAGCCTGATCCCATGCTACCATTTGTTATCTCCTTTTGGTTATTTTGTTTTTAATGTGTGTAAGTTCTGGTATGAACCATAGTTTGTTGTCTTTGTGTTCAAGATAAGGATTATCCCAGTATTTATCATCTAGATAAGTTTCTGGAATATATAAGTTTTTATTGTTTATGGATCTTTGACTCAAAGCATAGATATATACCATTTTATTATATACAGATTCTTTAGCGTTTAGCCACTCAGTATCTAAAAAGTAGCACTGAGGTTCTTTAGGTATATACTTGTTTAATAACCCAAAAGGGCTTTTAACTATATAACTTTTTCTATATACTATTTGTGGTATATGATCTATGTTAAGTCTGTAGAGCAGTAAACTCTCTGAAGAACTTATAACTGAATTATATCCCTTAGTGAGAGCATAAGTCAATGTGATTATACCTTCCGGTACATTACCACTACCTGACTTTAACTCGTACCAATTAAATTGGTTCAATTGGCTTAAACCCTTTGACTAAATACCATTGAATTCTTTTTGATTGTTGCGCCTGTACTATATGACCTCGCAACCAAAAATCTACAATTAATGGATCTTTCTTATCTGGGTGCAACCTAATAATTCTACCTACTCTTTGCTCTAGTTTTATAGGGTTATTATTAGGACAAGTTAAAAATATGGTATCTAGCCTGTGACAGCTAATACCTTCGTCGAATATCTTAGTTGTTAATATAGCTTTTACTTCCTTGCCAGCCGCTCCTAATATTTTATCGCGTTCTGTCTGAGGAGTCTCTCCAATTAACAATTTACTATCTGGAATTAGTTTTAAGAGTTCTTTTAACATAGAAACTCTTTCTGACAATATTAGAAGACATCTGCCTTCGTTTATTTTTTCTTTTGCCTTTTCTGCAATAAGAGTCAAGTACTTAGTATTTTCTCCCAGCTCAGATAGTTTAGCTGTCCAATCCCTATTGATATTAAAAATCATAAAAGGTATTTCAGTTTTAACTATCTCAAAATGGCAATCAGCTAATTTTCTACTATCTTTAGCTACTACTAATTTATCTCCAAAATAATCTGGTAATACTAAGTGATGACCATCTTTTCTAGCAGGAGTGGCTGTAATAGCAATTTTGTATCTAGAGTTTAGATTATTAACTGTTTCTGAAAATGTTTCTGCGGGACATAGGTGCGCCTCATCAACAATAACTAGAGAGAACTCATTTTTTATTGCTTCTAAATTGTTGTTTGCACTTTTATAGATAG